GAAGATATAAACGAAAGTAGGGTTTACCTTTTTGACTGGTATGCTGAATAATAACAAATTTATTACCAAATTCAGTTCCATTATCAATTTTACCTGTTGCAATAAGTTGATCTGTATCAAAAGGATCAAAACTACTTCCTCTAATTTTATCACCTTGTTGATTATTATTATCTAGTTCTTGGTCATCATCATGATAAACCGTTGGTTCTGTTCCATTGCCCATTTTTCACCTCTTATCGTTGATATAAATAATTATCTTCTTCTATTTTCTTTTTTTCATATACAAAAACCATTTTTTTTGCATCTTCAATTGTATCACAAACTGCCAATCTTTTTCCTACTCTATCAAAATATTCACCATTTTTATCATAAAACCAAACAGAAAAAAGTCGGTATTTTTTAAAAATACGATATTCTATACCGATAAGATTCTCACTTTTATACAACCAACAAGATTCTCTTTGTTGAGTATAGACATCATATTTTTCATAATACATAAAATCAATTTGTGTGCATTGTTCCATTTTTTATTTCTTTTCTTTGTTGATATTCTCTTACTTCTTTATCATTTGCAGTTTTATTTGCGTTGTGTCCGTCATCATCTTTTTCAATCGGTAAACTTAATAATTGCATATATAAAGACCTTGTTGCATAGGTCAATGCTGAACGAAGACCTTGTGCTGTTTGTTTTTCAATCTGAACTCTTAAAAATGCTTGTTCATATCCCCTTGAAATAGAATGTGTAATTCTCATTCTTGCCAACAATACATGTTGGTCTTCTGTTGGTTCTTGTGTAACAGTAGACAGTAAATTATGTTTTAAAAGAATCGGTTCAACTTCCTGAAATAATTTTTCCAATGAAATATATGAATGGTCATATAAACCTTTTTTATCAGTATTTAGATTGAATTCAGATTTTTCATCTTTAATTTTATTATGAATTTCTGTTCTTGCATCAACTAATGCTGTTAGATGAAGGGTAGTCATATCTTGCAGATATTTATCTGCTGGTGTTTCTTGGCTCATTGTAATCTCCTATTTAGTAAATTGATTAATTTTAATTGATCTGATTCTTTAATGTTAATGAATCTATCACATCTGATAAACTGATTTGTCAAAAAATCAAGTAAGTCAATTATACAAAGTTCTTTTTGTTCCTCATATAGTTCATTTAGAGGATTTGGATTATTTAAATAATCAATAATGAAAGTTCTATATTCTTCAATATCGGTCATATATTGATAATATTCCTTCCAATCATCATCAGGTTTAAACAAAAATTTACTTATATCTATAATTGCCATATCTCCATTATAATTATAATATAATCAAAATCAAGAATTATTTACATTTTAAATATAATGGTATATTATTAACTAAAAAAAGGAGTTATCTATGAAATTTAAGGAATATATCAAAAAAAACAAAATATCGGTGCCGAAAATGTGTAAAGAACTTGGTATTGATTATGTAACCATGAATAGTTACAGATATAATGACGCAATTCCAAGAAGGGAGAATATGCAGAAGATTTACAAAGCAACCAACAAAGAGGTAAAACCAAACGATTTTTACGGATTATATTAAATGAGCTTTCAAGCCATGGCATGGGCTGTCAAACAAAAGACAGAGAGTCCAATTTCAAAACTTATTTTGTTGATGATCTGTAATTATGCAGATGAAGAAGGTAATTGTTACCCTTCACAAGAACATCTGGCAGATCTATGTCAATGTTCAAGAGTATCTGTCAATAAACATATCCAAGAATTAAGAAAAAAAAATTATATATCAATCATAAAAAAAGCTAATGGTCAATTTGTATATAACAATTACCATGTAAATATGCTTAACATAGGGTATGTAAATAATATTGACTCCGAATGTAAACCAGTTTTACATAATACTATTAAAAACACTATTAATAATAAGCCAACTTTATTTGATGTATTCTGGAATCATTGTCCAAAAAAAATTGGAAAAAAGAAAACAAAAGATATATATACAAAGATCATCAATAATAAAAAAATAGATGTAACTGAAGATGAATTAATTAAAGGTATATTATTATATAAAGAAAGTGTAATCGAAATTGAATCGAAATATATTTGCCACCCTTCGACATGGTTGAATCAGGGAAGGTGGGAAGACGAATTTCCACAAACTACAAGAAAAAATAAAAATTGGTTAGCTGGTTGAATTATATTTAAAATAGTATTATTATAATTAAAATATATTTTAAAAAGGAGATAAATTATGGATTTTGACGAATGGAAACATTTAACAGAAGAAAAACCAAATGTCGAGAAGATCATTAATCAAGATAAAAAAACAATGGCAGAATGTAAACAATTTGCTTTGACTTTAAAAGCAATTATGAGTCCAAAGGCATTCGATATGTTAAGATATCAAATAATAAATCATGTCAAATAAATTAGAGGGTATTTATCAAGCGAGAGATATTTATAAAGATGTTAATGATTTATACGAGGGTAAAACACATAAACAATTTAACATAGGATATTCAAATTTAAATCCGTTGTTTAAAATCGTTAAACCTATGTTTGTTGTAATTACTGGTACTCCAAATTCAGGCAAAAGTAGTTTTACATACGATATTGTGATGAATCTAGCAAAAAAACATCAATTTAAATTTGTTATTTTTAGTCCTGAACATAGTCTTGCCATTAATCTGAAACGATTGATCGAAAAATTTGTAAAAAAACCATTTGATATTTTTTTTGAAAATAGATTATCAAGACAGGAAATGTTAGATGCTCTTAAATTTATACAAGAACATTTTTTCTTTATTGATAAGAAATCGGAGAGTCCAGATATTTCTTGGATTTTAGAAAAGGCACAAATATGTATTAATGAATTTTCGATTGATTCATTGATAATAGATCCTTTTAACGAGATTAACCCTACTCGACAATCCTTTTCAGAAACAGAACATATATCGGTTTTAATATCTGACATAAAGAGATTTAATAGAGAAAATAATACATTTACATTTATGATTGCACACCCTAATAAACAAATTCGTGATACTCAATCAGGAATGTTTGAAGTAAAGAGTTTATATGAAATTTCGGGCAGTAGTCATTTTAATAATAAATGCGACGTTGGAATGATTGTTACCAGAGATTATGAAAAAGAAGAAACAAAAATTAGAATTGCAAAAGTTCGCGAATTGGATCTCATGGGAAATATTGGTGAATGTAAGGTGAAATGGAATAATAATACGAGGTGTTTTGATGAAATATGATTATACACAGTTAATAAAATTGGCAAATGAATTATCTCTTGAAGATTTGTTATTTATTATGCAAATAAATCAAGACAGAATTTTTGTTCATGTAAATCATAATCAAGTATCCTATTGTCAAGATTTAGATAAAAAAGTTCCAATATGTCTAAATGGAACAAGTATACAAATTAATATTGAACCGATACAGGAGATCAAAAAATGTTAGAAAAAAAGGTTTTAAAATTATGGAGAGGAAAATATGTATCTGTCCGAGATTATGAAGTTACTTTGGCAAAAAAAAAGGGTGGATTAATAATTGAACATAAAAATGAATATATGATTTTGGACAATGAAAAATTAACAAATTTAAAACCAAATGTTAAAGTACAATCAAATTATAAGGGAACATATAGACTTGTTGATATTGAATGGAAACCAGATACCAAAAATCATAAACAAGGAAATTTAATATAATTTCTGATAAATATTAAGGGGTAAAAATGGAAATAGATTTTAAAACAGTCGAATTAATATCATCAAAAGATTTAATTCCTTACGACAGTAATCCTAGAGAACATAGTGAAGAACAAATTCAACAAGTGGCTAAAAGTATTAAAGAGTTTGGTTGGACAATGCCAATTTTAGTTGACGAAAATTTAGAGATAATCGCTGGTCATGGGAGATTATTAGCATCTCAAAAATTAAATATTGATAAAGTTCCTTGTATGATTGCCAGAGGTTGGACAGAAGATCAAAAAAAAGCGTATTGTATAGCAGATAACAAACTTACTGAAAACAGCACTTGGGCAAACGAAGATTTGAAACTAAATTTGACAAGTTTGTTAGATAACAATTTTGATTTAAGATTAACAGGTTTCAATCAAAAAGAGTTAGACAATATCTTAAATTTTGATATTGATACAATAGATACAGAAGAACAAACTATAAATTCTCAATATCAATTGACTGTTGAATTACAAGACGAAACGGAACAAGAAGGATTATATAACGAACTGACACAAAGAGGTTTAAAATGCAAAGTGTTAAGTTTTTAAAAAAAATAACGTACAAACCGACATTTCGGACAGAGCAAATTTGTGGAATTTATGATTTAGAACCAAAAAAAACATTAGAAAAAGAATTTGTTTTTGACATTGATCTAAATTTTGATTGGCAAATTGGAATGATTGTTGGTTTAAGTGGAAGTGGTAAATCAAGTCTGGCAAAAGAATTATTTACAAAAAATTATGATCCAAAACATAAATGGACTGATGATACATCTTTTTTGAATGATTTTTCAAAGGATATATCCATAAAAGAAATTTGTAAATGTCTATCAAATATTGGTTTTTCTTCTCCACCATTATGGCTTTTACCTTATCGTGAATTAAGTACAGGTCAAAAGTTTAGAGTTGATGTTGTAAGATCAATTTTGGAAAGTGAAGAAATGTGTTGTATTGATGAATTTACAAGTGTAGTCGATAGAAATGTAGCAAAAATTGGAAGTCATTGTATCCAGAAATTCATAAGAAAAACAAACAAAAAATTTGTTGCTGTTTCCTGTCATTCTGATATTCAAGAATGGTTACAACCTGATTGGATTTTTGATGTTGACACAAATAAATTGACAAGGGGGTATCTTCAGCGACCAAAAATTGAACTCAAAATATATGAAGAAGGAATTGAAAAATGGGAATTGTTTAGAAAATATCATTATTTAAATACCTCTATTCATAAAGGTGCAAAATGTTTTGTTGGTTATGTTTGGGATATACCAGTTGTTTTTGGTAGTTACTTAACATTTCCGCACCCCAAAATAAAAAAAGCAAAAAGAGGACACAGAACCGTTGTTTTACCAGATTTTCAAGGTTTAGGTATAGGAAACAAGATGTCGGATTTTGTCGCAAAATATTGTATAAACAAAGGTTTTAGGTATTTTTCGACCACTTCTCAACCTAGTATGATTTATTACAGAAATAAATCTAAAAATTGGAAAATAACAAGACTACCAAGTAAATTAGGGGGTTTTAAAAGAAATACTGCCTTTAATAGACCAAATTCAACTTCTTTTCAAAGAATAACAACATCATTTGAATATATTGATAAATAAAAGACAAAATTATTCAAATCGTCCCACAATCCCTTGCATACAGTAAATATTTATTTGCAAAAACACTTGATTATATTTTAAATATAATATAATATACTACTTATATAAGAGATTATATATAACTAAACAATAACAGGAGAAAAAAATGAAAAGTATTTATCAGATGACAGTTGAAGAATTAAAGAACTGGAACGAAAAGATAAATCAAAAAATGGTTAAGTATCAGAATAGTCCAGTAGATATGGATCAATTGTGGGAACTTAAAAGACGAGTACAAAATCAAATCAAATTAAGAGA